AATTCATCTAAATCAATATTCAATAAGTTGGCATCGATTCTCTCTGCAATCTTTTCTTCTGCCATTTCCATTGTGATATAGAGAACATTTTGACCTTGTGATAGATTACCTGCGGCCACATGGCACATAAACAAAGACTTACCAACACCAGTGCCAGCAAGTGCAATGTTCAATGTCTTAATTGGAAGACCGCCTTTTGTAATCTTGTTAAAGAGGTCAAGGTCGAAACGAATACGAGATTCTACTTTGTGATATGAATCATAACGAGAATCAAAGTCTTGTGTGTAATCGTGACCAATGTTATTGTCAAATGAAACACCAAGAGCATCACTTAGAAGTTGAGGTATTTCACCTTTAGTTTTTTTCTCACTCTTACTATCCAGAATAGAAACAGATTCCATAATGGCATTGTAGATGGCCTTATCTTGGCAAAACTTTTCAGTTTGTTCAATCAACCATTGTGTTTCGGTTGGTTCGTTTTTATCTAGGTGTACTTTGTTTAGTAGTGCAATTGCCTCTTGAACTTGAGGCTCAGTAAGATTCTTCTTCTCTGTGAAGTTGATTACAAGTGCCTCATGTGTAGGAGGATTTTTGTATTGATTTATGAATTCAAATATTTCTTTGAATACAATCTTTTCTGCATTGTCTGAGAAATAATCTGGTCGAATAAATGGTAATACCTTACGGACATATTCCTCATTGTATATTAAATTCTTGATTATTGTCTGTTCTAGTCTGTTCATTTGCCTGTGTTTCTAATAGTGTAGTAAGTATATCACCCATGATTGTATGCAAATTATCATCTTTTGTCAAGTCATCAATGTCATGTTCACCAGGATGAACAATCGTATATCCGAATTGCAATCTTGCAAATTCACCTTCTTCAAGCACTCTTGCCTTCTGATAGTGATATATTACTCCTTTATATTCTTTCATTAGAAGTTCTATACCAGTTATATCAGAATCTTTGAAGTCGAAGAAATGATAATCAACGCCTTCTTTAAGCATCTTCTGTTTCTTCCAAAACAGGAGTTTCTCCCATAATGTTTCCATATGCAATTTCATATTTGTGTTTAACAAATTCTTTAAACTTATCATCATTTAAAATTGACTCCATAAATTCAGGTGTTGCTGTATCTGCAATTCGTTTCTTGTCACCAATCTCACCAGTTGATTGGTCTACCTTTGCATACCAACCATTGGTTGGTTTAACCACATGGCCGGACTCAAGTGCAAGGTCAAGTAGACCAGAATACTTACTAATACCACCATCAAAAGATACAGAGATAGGTATTTTAGATTTTTCTTTAACATAACGGGACTTTTCTACATTGATAATAAAATTGTAACCGACAATCTCGGTGCCATCTTTTTCTTGCTGACGGCCAATAATATAAATGTTGTCAGCAGAATAATACGAACCTGTACCACCACCAACAATATCTTTCGGGAACATACCAATCTCTTTGTATGTGTGATTAACAACAACCATTGAGATATCTTTGATGTTCAAGTGTGGTGTGACCATTCTAAACAAACTCTTAATTTGTTTTGCACGACTCATATCTGCAACAGATTTACCTTCAAGTGCATCATCAACTTCTTTCTTTGATGCAAGATTACCAACTGAATCAAGTATGATGATTAGTTTATCACCACGATTCACATCGGCCAATTGTTGCATAATATCAAACTTCAACTGTTCAATATCAGTTAGTGGTGTGTGCAATACTCTGTCCATATCAATCTGAAATGTTTCAAAGTATTTGACTGGTGTGCCAAACTCTGAATCATAGAATAAAAGGACTGCCTCAGGGTATTTGTCCATATACGATTTCGCCATTAGCAAACTGAAGGCAGTTTTAAAGTGTTTAGATGGACCTGCCCACATTGTAAGACCAGGTATAAGACCACCATCAAGTCTGCCAGATAGTGCCACATTAATCATTGGCACACCTGTAGTGACCATATCTTTTTCAGTAAAGAATTTAGACTTAGATAGTATTGCACTATCTTTAATTGTTGAATTCTTTTTAATTTTTTCAAGTAAGCTCATTAGAAGGATCCTCCATCCATTTTGGTAATTTGTGTTTTCGGTATAATTTCGTTAGTATTATTTTTTTCTTCAAAGAATGATTCTAAACTAGGGCTGACTGCTTTGTCAAGCTCTTTTTTCTTCTTTGCCTTTTTTGTAGGTTCTATTTCCACAGGTTCTTTTAATCTCTTATAGGTTTGATTTGATGCAATTAATAGTAGAACGGCAAGTGGGTCGAATACGAATATAATAATTAGAATTACGCTTCGTACTGCTTTATCTATGAAGTTCGGGTCATCTTTACTATAGAATAACTCGGCTATATACTTGATAGGACCAATTTCTGCCGTTAACTTGTTTTCTTCTGACAACAAAGGCAACTTCTCTGTTGAGATTCTTTTTAGTTCTGCCTGTGTTTCTTGTATCTGAATATCAATCTTCTTTGTTGCAGTTGCTGGGTCGCCGGCTCTTTGTAACAAATAAGTTAATCGTTCTTTGGCAATCTTTTCTTGTGTATCTAATGTTTTTAATTGAACACTATTTGCACCAACAACAATATTTGTATCAAGGTGTGCCTTTGAAAGATATCCAAAGATTCCCATTGAAGTAATTAACATCAGCAGAATAATAGCAGTCAATAGATAGTAACGCATTATCTGCACGGTAACATTCCAATTGTTATATAGCCAAGATACTGTTACCAATTTTGATATTTCGAGAACCGAACCCATAACAATAATAGGCCAAAATGAACCAGGAAATATTTGTGCAAGTCCAATAACTGAATAATAGGCCGCAATTGCTGATAGACCAATTGCAGTTAAAAAAGGTAATAATACTTGTATCATGGATTTTTCCTAGAATGTGGAACATCAAATACAAATGTTATTCTAACTTCATCTCCAACATTTTCCGTTCCATGTGGTTTTTTATTGTCAAACCATAATAGTGTTCCTGGTTCAACAATCACTTCATCATCTCCGCAATGATACTTATATCGACCTTGTATTGATAAATGATATCGGTCTTTCGTTTGATAATATGTACCAACATCAATGTGTGTACCAACAACATCACCAACAGGTAAAGAAAGAAAACCACACCGAGAATGAGCATGAAAATGCCTTCTCATAAAATTAACTATCTCGGTGTGTCTATCATATGCAGAAGTTTTAACACAAATTTCTGTATTGTATGCCATCTCACCTGGTTTTGAAATGGCACCCATAACTAATTGTAACACACCTGCTCTAATGGTGTAAATATCTTTATCTAATTGTTGTGTGTCATCAATTTGTTTTTGACCATCCCAATCTACACTATACTTTTCTAATTGAGATTTAATTTTTGAAACATTGATGCCAGTTTTAATGATACGAATATCAGCCAAAGAAATTCTCCAAACTATTTCGTTTCTCAGTTGACCAATTCATACAATCTAAAATCACTTTGATGGGTTCAAGAAATGCCTTGTCAAATTGCATATCATAATCAACATAAGGTTGTAATTCAAATTCTTTTGGCAATCTACTTGGGAAAGAAATGACCATATCTTTAAACGGGTTAGGTTGTTTCAGATAGGTGAATTTAAGTTTCTCACCTTCTTGGATAAGAGGATAAGTCTTTGTTAGATTCTTCTGTTTCAAATAGTGATTGTAAAGAATTGCGCCTTTAACATGAATTGGTGTGCCTTTTTTGTATAGAGTAACAGAATCAGAATACTCTTTCAGACCATTGAGACCACGGGGAAAAGAAATGTCTTCTGGTGGTAATTTCTTAAACTCTTGTCTGAATTCTTCAATGAATTTATGAATATCATCTTCAGTACCATTAATCACAATCTTGATAGATAGTCTCATCTTCTCACGAATAGCCGCAGGAGTAGATGACTTAATCATTTCAAGACCCATAACTTTCATCTGTGGTTCTTTATATGCAACACCTTCATTGTTGTAAATGTTTAGAATGTATCGTTTCTTGGCAGTCCAAATACCTTTGTTTGCCAATGCTTCTCGTTTCATTTGCATCTTTTGGGCATACGCATGAACATACGTAGCAAGCTCTTGATAAGAACTATCAATAAACGGTTGGATTTTATCTTCACATACACGGTCCATGAAGGCAATAACTTGTTGTTTGTCGATGTTTGAAGGAACAGAATCTTTTTGTCCCGTACCATACACATTGTCAACAAGCGGACCAAGACGGAGATAAATCGAATCTGTGTCAGAGGCGATAACATAATCTTCTTCAGTCTTTAATAATTTGTTTAAGTATTCATTTAGTTTATTTTCAATCCACCTAATAGACAACTGGCCAGCAGTAGTGACGCCAAGAGCCATTCGCAAATCATAAAAGCGGAAATACTGGCTACCAAGAGCACCATAAGCAGAATTAAGAGAAACTTTCTTTGCAAGTTGTAGGTTGTCATATCGAGCAATCTTATTTTTTAAATCTTTCTTTTTGTTCAAGTCAGTTTCAACTTCATAGTCTTTCTTAGCCTGAATCATCATCTTCTTAAACTTACTTCTGTCAACATACATTTCTTCTAACATCTTTGGTAAGAAACCTTGTTTGTCAGTACGAAAGAATTGACCATTTGGTGTAATTGTAACACCAGATAGTTTAGAAGTATCAAGTTGTTTATCTAACATCTTATCAACAGACACACCACTCATAATCAATTCACGCATTTCTGGTGTGTAATCAGAT